TTATCTTCGTGTAGCCTCCCTCTCTTTGTTCTTTGTAGTCTTCTGATTCGATAGCTTTGAACTCTGCAATATCGTAAAAGAAAAACTTACCTTTGTCTTTTAGGTAAGACTTGTACATGTTGTTTAGTACTCTCCAAATGTAGGACTTGCTTACTTCTCCTTTTTCGTTTATTACTTTATCACCAGCGTTGTAATAGTGTAGTCTTAAATACATCTCTTGTACTATGTCCTCAGCGTGAGAAGTGCAGCCCATAGCTTGTAAGAATCTTAGATACTCTTCGTGATACTTTGATACTTTTTCTAGCCACTCCATTAGTTTTTGTCTTTTAAAGTTGCTGTGAAATGGTCTAGAAACTCATCTTGAGTGATTTCGTTAACCATCAATGCGCTCGGCAAGTCGGTTAAGTATATTACAATGTGGTTTCCGTTCTCTTTTAGATATTCAATTATTGACTCAGCCAGTTCTACTGTATCTTTGCCGTAATCAATAATGTAAAACTTGTCCTTCATTTGGTACGCTTTGAGTTTATAGGTTGTCTGTTTAGCTGGTCGTACTCTTTAAGGATTGTAAGAATTTGATTCTTTAGGTTTATTGCTTGGATTGATCCTCTTGGATTCTGAATCTGTTTTATAAGTGCCACGTTTCCACGTGTAAACTTATGCAAGTCTTGAACAAACCCAATAGAAGTCTCTGCACTTCCGTTAGGTTTGCTCAAAATTGCCATTAATATTTCGTCACTAGAAAGGTAAGTCATTTTTTGCCTCTTCTATATGTGGACTATCTGACATTTCTACCTTGTCACATCTCCAATGGTTCAAACTGTTGTAGACTTTACCATTGTACTCTTGTCCTCTTATTGTAAACTCGACCTCTACAACATCTCCAACGTTATTAAACTTAATAAAGTTGTCTACGTGTTCTACATAGTCTGCTTTTTTGTACATTCCGAACTTCATTCTAGTTACATAGCCACTCTCTGACGTTGTGTCTACTACGTAATCTAATACAGCAGCTCCGTTGTCTAGTACTTTCTTTTCTGTGATCTCTGAAATTGTACCCTTTACTTTAAAATTTTCCATTTTTCTTTACTTTTTTTTGTTAATATATGAAACTTTTTTAATTAATTAACGTAGTGTTTAAAACTTACCGCTTATTAACTTAGTGTTTTGTAGTATTCTCTTGCCATCTTTACAGCCGTTTTAATCTTCTCAATGTCTTCATCTGTTAGCATAACCTTAAACGCTTTTAATCTCTTATCTGTTGGAATCTTAGATATATCAAAGTACTCTATTACCTCTCTCTCTGTTTCCTCAGATACCTCTGCACCCTCTCCACGCTTCCAGCTTACTCTTCTCATCTCGTCAAGTATCAAGTTCTCTGGAGTAGGAACTAGACAATAGCATAGGTAACTCTCAGTCTTACCAGTTAGCCACATGTACGCCTTGAGTTGCCATTCGTATATGCTGTTCTTTAGTTCAGTATCAAAAAATGGAAAAGTAGCAGCAGACCAGCTAGATTTTACATCTATAACGCTGTCCTCTGTCAATACGTCTGGAGTACCTAGTACAAAATCATTCTCGAAATACTCATCATTCTTAAATAGAAAATCTTTATCTAGTAGTATGCTTGTAAGCTCAATAGAAGCGTTCTCTACTTCGTTACCTTTGTCTAAGTACTTAGAGTTTATTTCTTGCTTAATACCAAACTCACGCTCTAAATATAGCTCTGTAATGTAGCTCTTAGCTCCTTTGCTTAGTTCTGGCTCTGCATCTCTCTTGAGTAGTAACGTATCTCTTAGCTCTGCTTGTTTCTCTGTTAACTTAATCTTAGCCAGTAACCCATTTAAGGTTACCAGCTGCTTCTCTGTGATACTTGTTTTACTATCTGTTGCCATTAGCTTACCAAGCTGTGAGGCTCTTATCTTTAGCTCTTTCATTGTTCTATATTTTTAAATATGTGTGCTATTACGTCTACTGTCCAGCCATTTCCAAGCATTCTCTTTCTTTGATTAATAGGGGCAGAAGCACTATATCCATCAGGAACAGTTTGTAATCTTTCTAATTCTGTGATATTCAATCTAACCAAACGATTATTATAAATAACTCCATAATTACAAGAAGTATTAAGAGTGTTAGTTTTACCTATTCCTACTCTACCTCTTCTTGTTTTAGAATTAGGGAATTCTAGATTAATAGAATCTCCTTCATTTGCTATAAGATACCCTTTCTTTGTACCGTTCTTGATATAGAAATCTTTATCCTCTTGTTTTATAATTAGTTCGTAATCGTTAATGTCTTCGTGTTCTTCAGTTATAATGTCTTTCAACAAAATATTTTTGTCTTCTGGCTTTGTAACATTAGGGATATTAGTCCAATATAATCTTTGTCTTTTCTGAGCAGATACTAACTTACTATCGATATGAATAGGTTCTACACCTAGTGCTTCTGTGATAATATTTTCCCACTCTTTCTTCATAATTACATTTTCTAGGAGAAAGTAGATGTTTGTATTTTTTTCTTTAGCCTCTTTAAGAACCCTAATAAATTCCCAAAATAATTTACTAGATCCATCGAAACCTGACCCATCTCCTGAACGACTAAATGATTGACAAGGAGACCCCCCTATCAATAAATCAATCTTTGGTAAATCCTCTCCTTTAACCTCTGTAATACTTCCAATCTGTTTAGTATTGGGGTAGTTCTTTTGTGTTACTTGTATGGCATACTTATCAATTTCACTTGCAAAGTAGTTGTCATACTTAATTCCTAATTTATTTAGTGCTATCTGTCCGCAGGACATTCCATCGAATAAACTTAATACATTCATTATCCTAGTCTTTTAAGTTGCTCAGGTGTTAACTTGAAGCCGTTAATAATTTGCTCTTTTTTGATTGTACCTTTTTCGATAGCTGCAATAGCTTTCTCGAATCTGTCGTTCGGTAATGGTTGTTTCGCTGCATCTGTATCTACATCTGTAACAATACCGAGCATCGAGCTCAAGGCATAACGTCTAAAGTAAGTAACACCACTACCAGCAGACTGAAAAATATTCATGCGAGATGCCTCGTCTTGTGGAATCTCTGTAAGACTTTCGATAGTCTCTCCAGTTTCTACATGAAATAATATTGTCTGTATTGCAGTACCTTGTAGTAATTGAGTAAATCCTAGATCATGCTTTGCTAAAAGCGGATTGATAACCTCAAAGATTGTAGGCAAATCTGCATACTGGTAGTTATGACCTTTAGTGGCTTTAGCTATTACTGGGCATTCTTGTTGAAAAGCAGCTAGACTCTTGTAAATGCTTAGCTTTCTCTTTTCTAATTCTTCATTAAATGTGTTCATAATTTTTGATTTTTGTTTGTAAATATACTATTTATTCTTTAAATTTTTAAGTTTCTGCTTGTATTCTTTTATAATTTCTTTCACTTGTTCTCGGCTTGGCTTGTATTCTTGATGAGCTAATTGGTGCAAATAAAACAATCTATCCGCTCCTATTCTTTTCTCTATTCCTATTTGATATTCGATAAGGTTCCCATGTCTGTGTCTATTACAAAATACACATTGACCATGTACGTTATCTTCGTGGAAAGTTACATTTTTGTGACCTCCAGAACTAAAATAGTGACCAGCATCGAACTTACCTACTAGCAATCTATTACAGCTTATGCAAGGTTTGTTTTTGTCTCTTTCTCTTATGAAAGCATTAAACGCCTTTTGTGCTTCCTTCATCAGATCTGAAACAGTTTTAAGCTCTTCCTTCTTTGATTTCTTTTCCTTGTTCCACTTTTTTAAGGCTTTCTTTTGTAGATCCTCGTAGTATTTGTCATTACATGGATTCTCTATGCAGTACTTTCTATTAAATGATACTGGCTTAAATTCGTCTCCGCAGTTTTTACATTTTGGCATTATGATAATGTTTTAAATTGTGCGTATGGTCTTAACTTTTTCATGCTTCTCAAGTCTCTAGCTCTTACCTTAGAGTAAACCTTTTCTATTAAGCCTTTTATTAAATGCTTGTTTTCTATCTTAACTGGAAACTCGAAGTAATCTATTTCTATAATGTAGTATTCGTTAGCTAGTTTCTCCAGCGTTCCAATAATTTTACCATCGCTTAATATCTCGCTTTGGTAGTCTGTCAATTTGTTAAAGTAAATCATAATTTAAAAATATTAAATTTTAATTAGCCATTGGTTATAAATCTCTGTTGATATTTGCGCTGTCATTACAGGTGGTACACTCATCCCTATCATATAGTGTGGTTTATTATTTAAAAAATTATAATCTAAAGGATAACTACCAGCTCTTAAATTTTCCTTAATATTGATATATCGAGGCCCTCCAAAATATACATTACAATCTTTTGCTGTTATAGTGTTTAAAATATTATTGTCATAAATGTAATTATAAGAAAACAGCTTGTTAGGTTTATTGTGTTCCCTGTCTTGTGTACAACTCATGTCTTTATCTCCTTCGTGTCTTAAAAGCCAAGTTTTATAAATTGTAGTATGTTCTTTCAAAGGTCTATCTATTTCGTTTGTTTTTATCTGTTCAAATAAAATAGGCTTTTCATTAAAACTCAAATTGAGTTTAGGAACTTGTATAAACATATCTTGTTGATATAAAAAAGGTTTTGCTAAATCTTTGCGTAAACAAACAAAAAACACTCTTTCACGTCTTTGAGGTACTCCCATTTTTGAAGCATCTAAAAGCCAATGCTGACAGTAATATCCTGCCTCATCAAACTGTTGGTAAATCTTCTTTACATATTCCTTAGCGTTTCCTAAAAGTAATCCTTTTACATTCTCTGCAACTACAACTTTTGGCTGTAATTCTTTAGCTAAGTCTATAAAGTCAAAAAATAAGGTATCTAATACTTGTTCTGTTTGTCCTTCTCTAAATCTCTTCTCTTTACCCCAGTCTTTATCTCTATTGCCAGCCATACTAAAACTTGAACAGGGAGGACTACCATCCAAAATATCCAGGTTATAAAGTTCTTTAGGTAAATCTTTCCTTTTTTTAAATGTTTCAATGCTTTCAAGATATGTGAATTTTGGTTTGTGATTTGTTTTATATGCTTCCATCATTTTAGGGTCTATCTCATTACATCCTAAAACATCGAAACCAGCTAACTTATAACCCATAGTAGAACCTCCACCACAAGCAAAGCAACTAAATACTGTTCCTTTATCTTTGGTAAAATTAGCTTCTTTTAAATTCCACTCGTATGGGAATCTGTGTTTTGTTTTCATAGTCATAGTTTAAAAATCTTCGTTTATAAATGTACTCAAATCTGCTAAAGGTTTCTTCTGTGGCTCTGCAAATTTCTTTTTTCCGTCAATAAATTCATAGAAAGCTCCTTGTTTTATGTCGTATTGCAAAGAAGTTAAGCCTTGAACTCCTACAATTTTAGGCTTTGCCTTGTTTATTTTAATGTCTGTTACGCTACTTCCAAACTCTCTGTGCACAATTATAATACTTTTACCGTTGTTTGCCCACTCAGAGCCTCCTTTTAAATCGTGCATGTCTGGCATCTGTGTTTTACCATCTACCTTATTACCGCTTTTAGGATGTATGATTGTATGAAAGTGCAAAGCGTTACGTTCTGCTAGTTCGTTTCTAAAGCTCAAAGTATCCTCTAGCCATTGGTCGTAACGTAACAAACCTACATCGTGCTTCATATAGTTCCAGCTATCAATCACAGCCGAGAATATACCTAGCTCTTTTTTATTGTCTGCTGAGAACTGCCAAAACTCTTTAGGAGTTAACGCTTTTGAGTTGTTACCTTTCTTAGGGTCTAGTATTTTAAAAAACTCTAATACAATAGGTAAGTAATGGTCTAGTTCTTCTGGAGTTACTCTATTTTCAATTAGGCGTTTATTGCCATCTGAATCAATATAAAACTCTTCAAACTGTTTGCCACTCATCTTGTGTATTAGCTTTCCTATAATCTCCTCAATAGTACCAGCGTCTGGCATGTGTATTAAGTGCTTATGTCTGTAATGTCTTGAGCAGAATTTTAAACAGTCTAGTAGTACCTCTGTTTTACCACTACCCGGAAGTCCAGACCAATCTGTGCAGCCTCCTTCTTTGATACTATACAAACTTCCTAGCGTGTTGAATCCTAAGTAGTATGTAACGCCTCCACCAGTATAGTAGTAATCCTTTAGTCGTTCTTTTATTTCGTTTTCCTTTACAATGTCCATAATTTAGCCTTTTTGTTTATGTTCCAAATTTAACCTTTTTACTCTATCTTCCAAAGATTCTTTTATAGGTTCAATTGGTTTTTTATATCGTTCGTTTAAATACTTGAGCGTATTGGTTAATGTAGACTTCCAGTTTTTAATAGGTGTGTTGATTCCGTTTCTGTTTATGCTCCAGTCATTATCTACCCATGAATAGTATCTAAGTTTTACATCTTCTGGGCAGACATTAGGCTTTCTTTTCAATGCGTGTTTTAAGTACTCTTCGATACTAGGTACTGAGTCTTTATTTACATTATTTACATTATATACATTATTGTTAGTTGTTATTCGTTTGTTGTTCGTTTGTTGCTGGTTTGTTAGTTCGTTTGTTAGCAGTTGATATTTTAAATAGTTAACTACTTGTATCTTAGTACCTTGCGAAGTTGAAACGCTTGTTATTTCGTTTGTTGATTTTAGACGTTTTATACTTGT